GCAAGACCATAACGGGGTTGTGTATATCGCCTATGGGGATCGTGCTAGAAGAGAGGCAGAGATGTCGATAGCATCTCTGCGGAGATATCATCCGAGTTTGCCTGTGGTATTGATAGGAGATGTCAGGATTGATGGGATCTTGGGAGTTGAGTTTATAGATATGGCGAGGATCGATGGGGGAGGGAGGTGGGCGAAGGTGAATTTAGATAAAGTGAGCCCATTTGCTAGAACATTATATTTGGATGCGGATACGAGTTTGAGATGATTGAGGATGGGTGGGATCTGGCTATAACGGTCAGTACCCAGCAGGATTATAAAGATGTGTTGTGGCATATCGGGGAAGAGGAGAGAAGAGAGACGTTGGAACTATTGGGATATTGTCCGGTGCAGTTGCAATGTGGAGTGATGTATTTTGGGAGATCTGGGGCTATGTTGGATCTCTTCGATTTGTGGCGTGCGGAATGGTCGAGGTATGAGGATCAAGACCAAGGAGCGTTTTTGAGGGCTATTTGGAAGATGGGTGACAAGATCAAGATATGGATCTTGGGAAGATCGTATAATGGAGGGGAGTTGGTATCCCATTTATTTGGCAAAGCCAAGGAGATTGTAGATGCCTGAGATCGATTATCCCAAGATAGATAAGTTGATAAAGATTGCTCATGATCACAGGTTTGATGAGATTGGGGCAGATGCTAGGGAGCAGTTGGTCAGGATGATTAATGCAGATCCCAATTTAGAGGGTTATGGTCCGCTAGCGAATTTGGTGTGGTTAGATATGGTATGGAACAACATCAACAGATATCCTCCGTTGAGGAAGAGGAACAGGTTTATACAATGAGAGTGCATGTTGTTGCCACCAGTCCATTAGGGGATCAAGTATTAGCGAGGAAGGCTAGATATCTTGCTGAAGGTCTGGGTTGGAGTATCGGTGAAAACCCGAGAAGAGATGTTGATGTCAATGTGTTTTTTCCGTACATCGATTATGCGGAGAGGTTCCCGGGGTGGGATCTCACCAAGACGGTGGCTTATTTCACGCACAAGGATACCAACAGGAAGGAGAAGGAAGGATGGTGGGATCTGGCTAAGAGATCGGTAGATGTCAGGGTTACATCATCAAAACTCAATCTTCCTGATCTCCAATCGAGTGGGAGCACGTATCTGGCTCGCCCTCCGGTTGATGCTACTCTATTCTCCCGAAAGAAACCTACTGACAATGACGTTTTACTTATAGGGATTTCGGGCGTTTCCTACGGGGATGGTAGGAAGGGGGAGGATTTGATAGATGGTTTGATGAGAAGTCCGATAGGGAGAAGATGTAAATGGGTGGCGTCTGGGAGGGGGTGGACGATAAGCCACAGGTGGCGCAGATGGGAAGATATGGCTGAATTTTACCAAGGGATCGATATTTATTTATGTGCCAGCAGGGTTGAGGGAGTGCCAATGCCTCCGTTGGAGGCTTTGAGTTGTGGAACTGCGGTGCTCATACCGTCTGGGGTTGGGATAATGGATGATCTTCCAGAGATACCGGGGATAAGACATTACAGGGTGGGGGATCTCGAAGATCTTATCAGCAAGACCGAGTTATTGTGTGATGATATTAAAATGGGGATCGTGGATGGTGAGGAGTTGAGGGCGAGTGTAGCGGAATATAGTATAGAGAACTGGTGTGCTGATTTCAGAGTGGCGGTAGAGAGTTTGATATATGATTATGAAGGAGCGTTAGAGAGATATCCGGTGCGGATCTCTGGGGGGTGGGAAGGTAAAGCTGGAATGTATTGTGTGGCTTTTGGATCTCCGTCAAGGGAGTGTGCCAAGACCTGTATAAGATCATTTAAAGATTATATGCCCGAAGTTCCGATCGCATTTGGAGGAACAAGGGAGTTGGGAGCGGGAGAAGATCTGTTTATACATCTTCCGGATGTGGACATAGGGGGAAGGTTGGGGAAGTTGTCAGTTTATGAGGTTGTTCCCGAGGGGTGGGAGTATATTTTATACATGGATGCGGATACGGAGACTGTGGGGGATCTCTCCTTTTTGTTTCAGGTGTTAGCGGATGGGTGGGATATATTGATTTGCAAAGATATGTCCAAATATCATGTTGCTTGGAACATGATTAGACCGGATAACAAAGCCGAGTTTGACGAAACTATCAGGAAGATCGGAACGGGAGAAGTGATGCAGTACAACGGGGGAGTGTTTGGGTTTAGAAGGAATGATAGGACGAAGAGGTTATTTGAGAGATGGTTGGATGAGTGGCACAAGTACGCTGCGAGAGATCAAGGGGCATTATTGAGGGCGTTATATGAAGATCCGGTGAGGGTTTATGTGTTAGGAAACCAATGGAATGCCTCAGACAGATATCCCTATCCATCGGGGGATCTGGCAGTTATACATCACAATATGACGGCTCGAAGGTGGGGAGGATTGATATATGGCAGAACGGATAGTGATGAGGCGTGGGAGCGTGTGGAGAAGGTGAACAGACCCGATGATAGAAACTGATCCGAAGAAAGTATACAAAGCCGGGGGGATGAGATTGGAGACTGCGGTTAGGTCTGCGGTGGTGATATCGCACAATAGATCTGGGGGAACATTCCTATCCCATTGTCTGGACAGTCACTATGCGATCCATTGTTGTTTAGATGAGCCGTTACATGGTCACAGTTGGCATAGAAAAATATTTAATGCCAGTACGGAACAGATATTGGACTTTGAATTACACCGACCACAGGTCGAGGTATCGATGTGTAAGATAAGTCATACTCAATTTACTGATCTGGTAGAAGTTGCTCCCTATTTGAAGGACAATGGGATCAAGATAATCCACTTGACGAGAGATAATATTTTATTGTCTGCGTTGAGTGAGGTGGTCAGACATCAACAGTACAAACCGACCCATGCCTTTTATGAGCGACCGTTGTTCCGGAAGATCAATATAGACCCCAAGAAGGTTGTTGAGGTCTGTGACAGGATGAGATCTCGCAGGATCGAGGTTATGAAGTTGATTAAGTTTTATGAGTATGATGAGGTGCTATATCTTGATTACAAAGATTTGGTGGGAGAGGAGGGGCGAGAAGTTGTTGGCATTCCCATTCCAACGGGGGAGAAGATCTGTGATTATCTTGAAGTTGGTTATGCTCCCTTGTTGGCGCCTTCGATGAGGAAGGTTAGTTATCCCCCGGCGCAAACGATATTGAATTGGGAAGAGGTCAAGAGGGAGATAAAGGGAACAATATACAAGAAGTTTATTCCGGGAGTGGAGGCTATCCGTGTTGAAGAAGAAGAGATATAGACCACTGCGGGTTTATGATGATTTATTGGAGAAGAACCCGACCACCAGAGAGGCGAGCCAATGTGTGGTTATATACAGTCCTTCGATAGATGAATTGTTGTTTGGGATATATGGAAGAGAAGGGTTGTGTTTAAAGTTGTTGACATCAAGAAGATATCCGGATGGTATACCGGAGGGGGAGGAGATCTGGCAGAAGGCTTATTTAGATGAGGTGTCAATGGTGCAGAATATATTTGCGAGGGTGGGGATCTCTCCAAGGGTTTATGATTTAGTGAGAGTGAATGACAAGTACCCTGCACAGGTCTGCGATTATGTTGTTCCCGGGGATCGAGAGAAGGATACCGGAGCGGTGTTGAGTGTGATGGAACGATATGGGATCGTGCATCGCAGGATCGAGATAATCCAGAATGAGCAAGAGACATGGAGGAATGGGATGTTGGTGGATTTGGGGGGATTTAAGTTTAGAGATCTGGGGGATTATGAGAGGGGGTTGTCAGAGAGGATTAGGACAAGGAAGGGGAAGATATTTGATAGTGCTTATCAGCCTGTCAAGGCTATGAAGATCGATGGGGCGAGAGATCTTGATTACAGAGTGGAGTTTATGGGATTAGATAAGAGGGATTGGAGTGCTCTTGATGTCCTTGATATTGGTTGTAATACTGGGGGGATCTCGAGGATTATTGATGGTTATGGGGCTAGGCGTGTGGTCGGGATCGATAAACCCGAGAAGGCTGAGTTAGCATTTGAGATCTCCAATCTATTGGGGAACTGGAATATTGATTACCTCGGGGTTGATGCCACAAGAGAAGATCTGGGGGATTATCTATTCGAGATGACCGGGATTAGGAGATTTGATGTGGTTATGTTTTTGGCGGTTTTTGGTCATTTAATGCGGAAGGTTGCTGATAAACTGTCCTCCGATGGGTGTTCGCTGTTTGACGAGTGCACAACTCTGTCAATGCTCGACTATGAAGATGAGAAGTACAGATTTGTGAGTGATAAACTCAGCACAACTCTGTTATCCGTTGTTGAAGGTGGTGGAATAGTGTATTTTGAAGGACATGGGGGCTTACCCAAAGAGGCTTATGATGGATGGTTGAGAGCCACATTTAGATCGGTAAATTACATGGGGATGACCAACGATAATTATCCTAGAGCTGTATATTGGTGCTTCAATGGTTGATGAGAATAAGTTGATTAAGATTGATTTACATCTTCCGCAGGAAGATTTGATTAGGGTTGTTTGTGAGGCATGTCCGGAGGGGATTTATGCTCTTGATTATGCCAGACAGGTGGTGCCTCGGTGCAAGAGGGAGATTGATTTATATGAGGCTTTATATCTTTACTGGTTTGCCAGTCAATATAATTATCCGGGATCTCGGATATTGGAGATCGGAACTGCGTGGGGTTATTCTGCGTCAATACTCGCTCAGGCGTGTAAATTGGGGAGAATTACCACTCTGAACCCTAAAATGGCTGAATTTGAGCCTGCGAAGAAGAGATTGGGGATCTTCACCAATGTACAGGCAAGGATGATAAAGAGTACGGATTATTTGGATATAACGAAGGGGGATCTGTGGGATCTTATATTTGTTGATGGGGATCACGCAGGGGTTAAGGGGGATCTCCCCTATTGGAACAGGTTGAAGGTCAATGGGTTGATGTTGTTCCATGATTACGCTCCTGCGGATGCGAAGAGGCGTCCTTGTGCTCCGGTCTACGATGCAGTGAATGAATTTTATGGGTGGTTGAGGGGGGAAGAGTACCCACAGGAGTTGTTTGATGTGAGTGTTATTGATGAGTTTGGGTTTGGTATGGTCGGATTTTATAAGACAAAGAAGTATGCTGAGAAGATATATGGTATCCCCTAAGCTATCGACATGGTATCGATAGGGTATGAATTTACGAGCATACCGTATAGATAGGGTATGGATACCATATGACATAGTAATAGTTAAAGGAATAGTAATAGTTAAAGGAATAGTAATAGTTAAGAAGTTGAGGAAACCTACATAATGATCTTGGATGTAAAATGAAGTTGTTAAAGATTGCGTTAGTGCATAGGATCTCTCCGAGAGCAGGAAAAAACAGGATGATCGGTTGGTGGAGTTATCCGGTTAGTGGTATGGTCTGGGATCACATTCCCGTTGATAAGGGGTTTGTATTGAACCGGGGATTGTTGGGGAATGATTATGATTTGATATTTTATGAGGATGCTAAGATCTGGGGGATGTGGAAGGGCTCGGAGACTATCCCGATTATCTATCACATCGGGGATAGTGTATTGAGCAGATCCCATTATATGCATCGGGTTAGGGAGGGGAAGAATGCTGATTTATTGTTGATAGAACAGGATCAAGATAGCAGGTTTAGAAGATTGAATAAGCCAATTGCCCGGTTTGGTTATGCGGTCAATGATCGGGTGTTTAAAGATTATGGAATGAAGAAGGATGTTGATGTGTCATTTCATTGCAGAACCAAGGACAGTCCTAAGAGAGCGGAATTATTGGGAGAATTGAAGAGATTTTGTGAGAAGAGGGGATATACATTTGCCTGTGGGAACAGATATGGGGTGGATTATGCGAAGGCATTTAATAGGTCGAAGATAACCGTAAATTTGAATAGAGGGTTGGGGATTAGATCACACCGGATATATGATGCCATGGGGTGCAGAACTTGTGTTGTGTCATCCCCTCCGCCGGCAATACCCGACGAACCTGCAGTAGCAGGGGTGCATTATTTGACTTATAATATTGAGTATGCTAAATTATTTGAGATAATTGATGGGTTGATGGATCTGGGATCTTGGGAGTTGTACGCCGATGCAGGATATAGTTTAGTAAAGGATAAAATGAATTGGCGAGTGAGATCTCAACAGTTACGAACAATTTTGATGAGGTTTTTGGTTACGGATTGGGCTAGGAGATAAGAGATGGCTGAATATTGTAGTCCAGATGAGTTAAGGGCTCAGATTGGGAAGAGTGGGAAGGATGGTCCGGGATCGGATGTCAATTTAAAACTCCTGATCTCTGCGGCGTCCGAGGTTATTGATGGGCTTTGTAATCGACCAAACGGATTTATAGCTGACACAAGTGCTTCTGCGAAGTATTATGCCGGGAGTGGTTATCCCTATCAGAGGATAGATGAGTGTGTTGAGGTGACTGAAGTTGCGGTCAAGGCTAATCCGACCATGAGTACATTCACGGTCTGGACATCTCCTACTTCTCAGTTTGCAGGGGATGGGGATTATGTGGTTTGCGCTGGGGATCCGAATTATCCTGATTTTAATATTCTCCCCTTCACATTATTGTTAATAGATCCGAGTGGGGCTTATGGGTTGTTCACTTCCGGGGAGTTTACAACAAGGGGTGGATTTAGACCTACAACCGGGATCTCCCGGGGGATGCCAACAGTGAGGGTTACTGCGAGATGGGGGTATAGTGAAGAAGTACCAACCCAAGTGAAGGAGGCTTGTATAGCATTGACATCGAGGTTTTTTAAGCAGGGGGAGGGTGCATGGGCAGACACCCTCGCTTCTGTGGAGATGGGGAGGATGTTGTACCAGAGGGAGAACATGGATATAAAGTTGATGCTGGAAGGATCAAGGCTAATTAAGCCAGCGATAGGGAGAAGGTTATAAATGACTGAGATGGTGGATTATAAAGTTCAAGGGGAGATCGAGTTGCAAGAGAAGATAAACCAGATGATTAGGGATCTCCATGGACAACCCGTACTGGATGCGATGAGGCAATCAACCCTCGAGGTTGAAGGTGAGGCTAAAAATAATCTGGTATCTTGGCAAAACAAGCAGGTTGGGGGGGTTGATAGGGGAGATTTGAGATCTTCCATTACACCTGAGGTCACCACTAGAGGAGATGTGGTTATAGGGATTGTTGGGAGCAAGTTGGAGTATGCTCCCCATGTTGAGTATGACTGCCGAAAACACTTTCCTCCGATCTCGGCGTTGACATTATGGGCTGAGAGGCATCATACATCCGCTTATCTGGTAGCGATATCGATAGCAAGGAAGGGAACAATAGGGAAGAAGTACATCCGGAATGCTATTGAGAAGAAGAGACAGACTATCCACGATTTATTCAAGAAGGCTGCGGGAGATGTGGTGAATAAGAGGTGATGGATGGGAACTAGACAATTGATTTCAGGTATATTAGGGGATTTGAAGGATACGTTTGCCGAGAGTGATTATCTTGAAGAGGTATTGAAACATAGTGAGATTAAGGAGAGTATCACCGATTATCCCATGTTGCAGATTTATGTCCAGCATGGGGAGCAAGACCCTACCGGGACTGCGGATAGATCAACCTTTGGTGCCCAGCAGAGACAAACCAGACTTGTTATCCATATGGATTATTATGCTCAACCGAGATCTCACATAGGAGAAGATATGGAGAGATTAGTTGATGGGATCGATGAGATATCGGCTATAATCGAGGCGCAGGATAAGAAACCATATTTTGGATCTGAGGCAATCAAGAGCTTTTCTTGGAATTGGGATCGGGTTGAGTTTGTTTATGGGAACAATAATTATGTTGGGGCGAGATTTTATTTGCGAGTAAGGATATATTGATATGGCTATTGATAGGGTATTGAAGAGTTTATCCAAGGGGGATCGCATAATTCCGAAGGGCAGTATAATTTGTGATGGGGATCTCCCCGATGCTAACCGAGAGATATTGCGAAACATGGGAGCGTTGGCTATAATATCAGCACCCCCTTTGGTTGAGGTGCCCGGATGGAAGGTCAGGGCAAATAGAGTTGAGCCATTGGGGATAGAAACTGCCGACCAATTTATAGAGGCAGACAATACCGAATTAAGGAGAGTGTTTAGATCGAGTGATGAGAGGATAGATAGGTGGAAACAGGAGTTAATAGATTGGCTTACAATTCCTGAGAAGAAGGGTTGATGTTAGACAATAAATTAAGATGGTCATCTTATAGGAGAGATTAAAATGGCTGAAACTACTACCGCAATTAATGCTTGTGATGCCAGCGTGTGGCTCGATGACGATGCTGGAACTCCCGTTGATATATCTGGGAGCACCAATGAGGTGGATATTAATTTTGATAATGAGATGGGGGAATATACTGTTTTTGGGAACAGATGGAAGAGACGAACCGAGTGTGGGAAGGATGCTTCATTTACCCTGCAAGTTGTTTACACAACCCAGACGGATGAGGGATTTGACCTGTTAAAGCAATGGTTTTTTGCTCATGCTCCGGGGAACAGGACTATTTCGATATATCTTCCGAACAAGAATGTTGGGAGCGACCATTATACAATGGAGGCAAAGCTTGCCAATTTAGCCTTCACGGCAACCGCCGGGGAAGGGGATCCAATGATGGTATCCGCTGAGCTTCTACCCGATGGTGAGGTTACCCATACAACCCTGTCAACCTAAACCGGATTGATGGGGATCAACAGAATAGAGAGGACAAGATATGCCAAGTCGAAGGTATAAATCCCGAAGAAGGATCAAGACAGATGATATTCAGGGAGAGGGATCATTTGTAGTTATAAGTGCGATGACCTATGCTCATGCACAAGATCTCTTCGCTGAAGATGGTGTGACATTATCTCAGAACTTCACGGCAGAACAGGGTTTTGAGCTGTTACAGAGATTGATATTGGAATGGAATTGGGTTGATGACGATGACGAACCCTTGCCTATCCCCTCGGAGGGGGAAGGAGTGTTAAAGGGTTTGCCAATCGAGGAGCTTGATTACCTTCTGGGTTTGATAAACATTACCAGAGTTTCAAAGGAAGAGGAAAAAAAAGAGCAAGCCTGAATGAGAGGTTGGTAAAGTATTTACACACTCATTCCGGGGCTCCTCCAATTGAATATTTAGAACTGGTATTGTGCAGGGATATATACCATTGCACACCGAATGAGCTGGCTGATATTCCGTGGGAGCAGATATTGGATCATTTACAGGTGATATCGATTGAGAATAAGGTACATGATCACAAAATGAAGTTTGCCAGCAAGAAGGCTAGGAAGAAGTGATATGGCAGATTACACCTTATCCGTAGAGATGACATTTGCTGACAAGACATCCAAAGGGTTGGATGCGGTCGGCAAAAAGCTCAAAAGTTTAGGGAAGGGATTGCAGAAGGCGGGAGTTGCCATGACGGCAGGAGTGACAGCTCCCGTTGTTGCTCTCGGTGCAGTTGCGATCAATGCGGCGAGTGACCTTGAGGAGAGTTATAACAAGGTCATGGTTGTTTTTGATGACTCGGCAAGTGTTATCACTGATTATGCGAAGACATCTGCCAAAAGTCTGGGAATGACAGAACAATCCGCATTAGAGGCGGCGGGAACTTATGGCAACCTGTTTACAGCAATGGAGATTGGTCCTGATGTTGCCGCCGATATGTCTGTGGGGTTGTTGGGGTTAGCTGCGGATCTGGCGTCATTTAATAATATGTCACCGGATGAGGTGTTGGATAAGTTGAGAGCGGGGTTGGTCGGGGAAGTTGAACCGTTGCGAGCCCTCGGGGTGAACCTGAACCAAGCAACAATCGCCGCCAAGGCTATGGAGTTGGGGTTGGTGGATGTCGAGGTGAACACGGCAGAGTTGGCGGCATTACAGGTCAAAGCCTCACAAGCGCAGGAAGAGTACAACAATGTAGTTGCCCGGTATGGTCCTTCGAGTGAGGAGGCAATATTGGCTAATGCTGATCTGGCTGCGGCTCAAACCAAGGTGGAAGAGGCTTTGGCGGGTACGGTCGATGCTCTTACCCCGGCACAAAAAACCCAAGCGGCTTATGCTCTGATAATGGAGCAGACAACCAATGCTCAGGGGGATTTCTCTAGAACATCAGATGGTTTAGCCAATAGTACGAGGATCTTGAAGGCGCAGTTTGGAGATATGGCAGCAAATCTTGGATCGGTATTGTTGCCAGTCGTGCAACAGGTTGTCAATTTTATATCTTCTCTGGTAGAGAAGTTTACAGCATTAAGTCCTGAAACTCAGAAGATCATAGTTATATTTGCGGGGATAGCTGCGGCGATTGGTCCTGTTTTGTTGGTGGTTGGATCTCTGGTATCTGCTCTGGGAACGATACTGCCGATTATAGGATCGATTGTAGGGGTGATATCCGGTCCTTTGGTGTTGGCGATAGGTGCGATTATCGGGATAGTGGCAGCTTTAGTCCTGGCTTGGCAGAACAATTGGGGTGGGATTAGGGATGTTGTTGCCACCATTTGGAATGAGAATATAAAACCCGCCATAGACAGCATCATATCAACTTTCAGGGATGTTTTACCAATTGTCCTTCAAGGGGCGAGTGATTTATGGTTGAATGTCCTCCAACCCGCACTTCAAACAGTTGCAGGGTTTATATCGGAGAATGTCCTCCCGGTGTTGGGGAAGATAATCCAATGGTTGTTGGAGCAAATTCCCCCGGCGATAGAGTGGGCGGCTAATTTCTTCACCGGAACTTTGGTGCCTGCCTTGACGGAGGTCTGGCAGTTTATCTCGGAGAAGGTTGTACCGATATTGCAAGCGGTCTGGGATTGGTTGGAAGTGAACATCCCGGCGGCGATAACTACTGTTTCCGGATATTGGGAGAACACACTAAAACCAGCGTTACAGACGGTCTGGGATTTTATCTCAACCAAGATCTTTCCGATCTTCCAACAGGTCTGGGATTGGTTGGAGTTGAATATACCCGCAGCTATCAACACGGCATCTTCCTTTTGGGAGAACACATTAAAACCCGCTCTTGAGGCGGTATGGGGGTTTATGCAAGATGAGTTATTCCCGGTGTTGGAAGATATTGCTGAGATTATTGGGATCGGTATGCAGATTGCTATTGAGGTGGGGAAGTTGGCGTGGGAGAAGTTACAACCAGTACTGGAAACAATCTGGGGAGTGATAAAAGATGATCTCTTGCCAATTATCGAAGATATTGCTGAGTTTATCTCGGATACTTTCGGTCCTGTTGTGCAGACTGTCACGGATGGGGCGTTGTCTGCGATCGTAACTCAATTCAGAACCCTGCGTGATATTGCTCAGAAGGTTTGGACGTGGCTAGGGAAGGTGTTGGAGAAGATCAAGGCAATCGCATCCTCGAAGTTGGGGATCTTACAGCAACACTCCCCTTCGCCTTTTGAGCAAGCCTTGTTGGATGTCGCTAGTGCATCCGAGATGGTTGTCAATGGGTTACAGAATATTATGGATCAAGTCAATGACATGGATCCGATACTTCGAATATTTGATGATTGGAAGACCGATTTTGAAGGCGTTGTTGACCTTGCTAGCAAGTTTGGATCATTTGCCAAGACAATCGCTGGCAATATCGGTGTGGAGGGGTTGGATGCTGCAATGGTCAGATATGCTCAAGGCATATTGAAGATCGGAGACAAAGCGGCGGGCAAGCTCGGGGTTGGGGGGATCTTAGAGAAGTTGAGAACTGAGTTGGGTTGGATGGAATTTTTTGGATCTTGGGCTGAGGCTAAAGGGATCGAGGGGGATATATTGAAGTATGAGCAATTGAGAGCCAAGTTGGAGAATGATACAGCAGAGGCTAGCCAACTGACATTAGAAAGTTATATGCGGATTTATGATATCCAGCAAAAGATGGCGCAGTTGGATTTCCTGAAACAACAGATGGATCTTATTAAGGCGGTAAAGGATGCTGGGATTGATGCGAGGGTGTTGTTCCAAGGGATAACCTTGGGTCTGGGGGCTAGTGTTGATGATATGCTAAGGATGACTGATCTCGCTTTGACCGAATTATTGGCTAAGGCTGAGGCAAAATTGGAGATCGGCTCTCCGTCTGGGGTTGGTGTCAGGTGGGGAATGGCGTTGGGAGAAGGGGTTGGGATCGGGTGGTTTAAATCTCTGGGAGCAGTTGGAGGAGATATGGATTTGGCTTTATCGGCTATTGGATCTTCCGGAGGCACGAACAACAATTATTATTTTAGTGCCAATTATTCGAGATATCAGGATGAGAGATCGCTTATGCATGATATAAGAATGGTCGAGATGTTGAGAAGAGGATGATATGGCGGCAGTTATCGAACTAATCCGGGGAGTTTATACTCTGGACATATCCGATGGGGCTAAATATGCGGTTATTGGTGATGACGGGTTGGGGATGTCCCCGGTGCATCGGATTTCGTCAAGGGGTACTCAACAGCATGGGGTAACGGACAGGGGATTTAGGTTAGACCCTCGGGTTATCCAGTTAGTGACCTATATATTTGCTGATGAGGAAGATGACCATTTGGAGAGAAGGGCTGATTTGCTCGCATTTTTAACCCCTGCGGATGATCCGGTTAATTTGAGATATACGTTTGACGATGGAAGTCAGTACCAGATAGATTGTCATTATCAGGCTGATTTCACATTATCATCCGAGGATCGATTTGTTTACAACCAGAAGGGGGGGATTTCCTTTGTTTGTCCTGATCCATCATGGTATGACCCCGATGCGGTGTTATTTAATTCTGGAATAGGTGGTGGGGGAAGTCCTTGGGAGATACCTTGGGAGATACCTTGGGAGATTGGGGCTAGTGATATAGATCAAGTAACTCCCCTAACCTATGTTGGATCTTGGAGGAGTTTCCCTTACAGGATAAGGATGGTTGGTCCTATGGAAGATCCGGTTTTGACCAATATAACGACCGGAGATGTGCTCGATTTTACTGGCACGACTATAGCGTCATCTGATTATTATGATATCGATTGCCGATATGGATATAAGACTGTGGTTGATAAGAATGGAGCTAACAAGATAGCAACTCTCACCGACGACAGCGATTTGTCAACATGGCATTTAGCGGCTCATCCTGACGCTCCGGGTGGTGTGAATGATATCCATTTGGTTTGCTCTGGGGCGACTGATGAGACGGATTTATTTATAAGTTATTATGTGAGATACATAGGCATTTAGGAGTGAAGATATGACTGAGAAGAGTATGTTATGGGCGGCTCCAACATCTGGGGATGGTACTGCGGCTTATACAGAGGCTGAGACAACTAGGTTATTCCGGTATCTGGTAGGTGGTGACCCAGCCAATGAAGGAGTGTTGAAGTTAGTAGATAATGGGTTGGAGGTCACAGGTACAAGTTCTCCTTTGGCTGTGAACACGGGCGCAGCTTTGGTTTATGGATATTTCTATTGGAACACAGCGAGTGTTAATGTCGCTGTTTCCACTCCGGTTGTTGGAACGACCGGGCATAGAGTTGTTTTGCAGTTGTCCGATAGTGCTCAAACTGTCAGGATAGCTTTGATATCATCCGCAGATGGGATCTCGGCTTATCCAGCATTGACGCAGAGCGCAGGTGTCACGTGGGAGATACCCTTAGCAAATTTGACTATCACAACCGGAGGGGTGATAACTGTTGTGGATGCTAGAGGGTATTGTCATTTTGCCACCATGATCGATGAGGATAGGTTGGATGCCAGCATAGCCGGGAATGGTTTGACAGGAGGGGATGGATCGGCGTTAGCTGTGAATGTGGACAACTCGACCTTAGAGATAAATACAGATATTGTCAGGATAAAGGATGCAGGGGTTACGTCTGCGAAGATAAATACTGCGGTCGCCGGGAATGGTTTAACAGGTGGTGGGGGATCTGCGTTAGCGGTAAATCCCGATAATAGCACCATAGAGATAAGCTCCGATCAAGTGAGGATAAAGGATGCAGGGGTTACGTCTGCGAAGATCAACACGGCAGTTGCCGGGAATGGTTTAACAGGTGGTGGGGGATCTGCGCTGGCTGTGAATGTGGATAACAGTACAGTCGAGATTAGCTCCGATCAAGTTAGAGTGAAGGATGGTGGGATCACTGCGGCTAAGATTGCTAATCGCACTAGGCAGTTTATGGTTTTCAGTCACACAGACGATGGCAACTCTAATTTATATAGAGGGTGTGAGGCACCGGATGGGGTAACAACGAATTTTAATGGTGTATTTGTTGTTCCAGAAGATTTTGCGTCAGGTTTGGAAGTAGATATTATCTGGGATGCAGGAGCGACAGGCAATATGAGATTAACCATGCAGGCTGCGTCTCCTGCGGTTGGAGAGACATTTAGCACGAATGGGCAATCTTGGGGAACAAGCACAGTCGCATTCACATCAGGGATATTAAAGAATGGGCATACAATGACATTTTCGTCTTCCGCTAAGGGAGATATAGTTGGGTTGCACACATCAAGGCAGGGTGGGGATGCCTTGGATACAATTGGCACATTTTGTTATTTCCATGGATTTTTGGTCAGGTACACGGCAGATAGTTAATGTGGAGTGTTGATGGGATCTTATAAGCTGGACATAAAAACGGCGGCAGGGGTTTTACAGGCAACCGTCACGGATTTTAATGAGTTATCTTGCAGAATTGCGGTCAATGAGCCGGGATATATGGAGGTCACGTTAGATGCTGATCACCCTGCAAGATCTTATTTAAATCAATTATGCCAAGTTGAGTTGTGGAGAAGGGATATAGAGAATGATATAGATTGGTACAGGCATTTTGGGGGATTGTATTCATATACGGAACTCGAGTATGAAGAAGAAGGGATATTGTTAATGGGTGTTCCCGGTTTTATGGACATGCTCCGGTGGAGAATTGTTGCGTGGTATGCCAACACAGCCGATAGATCTGCGTTCACGAGTGAGGCGGCTGAAACAATAATGAAAACTCTTGTTAGTTATAATGCCGGGAGTAGCGCAACTACGGGGAATGGAAGGTTGAGAACTGGCACGATAACCGGGATATCGGTGCAATCGGACAGTGCGGGGGGGAACAGTTTGGATTGGTATTGTGCTTATGACAATCTATTGGAGACGTTGAAGGATCTTGCCAAAGTTGCCGGGGGAGATTTCGATTTAGTGAAGACCGGAGATCAAGCGTGGGAGTTTAGGTTTTATTCCGGGCAGTTGGGAACGGACAGGACGGCGACCGTAAAATTTTCCAGACAGTTGGGCAATCTGGGAGTGTTCCGGTATATTAAAGATGCCAATGATGAGGCTACCGTTTGTTTGGTGGGTGGTCAGGGAGAAGAGGGAGATAGAGAAGTTGAGATAAGGACTGGCACGAATTATTCTGCGAGCAACGATAAAGAGGTGTTTATAAATGGGAGCGGATCTGAGACAACGGCAGGGTTGCAGGATATTGGGGATCAACGGTTGGATGAGACAATGGCAAAAGAGACTTTGGAGTATACTGTTTTACAGATCCCGAGTAGTGCTTATTACAAACATTATTATCTCGGAGATCTGGTAACAGTTATAAATCCGGATACGGGATCGAGTGACACGAAGAAGATTAATGCAGTAGTGTTGTCCTTAGATCAAGATGGGGTTGAGACATTGGATGTTGAGATGGTGGAAGTATGAGTGATAAAGAGATTACCCAGATGGCTAAAGTTATCGCTGATCTCCAAGCAAGAGTGAGAGCTCTGGAGAGGGCAGAGACCAAATACCACAGTGAGCTGGAGGTTGGTGGTGACATAATTGTGGATGGTGTAGTGAGCCATTATAAGCCAGCTACAATTTACACAGGTAAAATAATTAGAGATTGGGGTAATGGATATTATTGGATGGTTGAAATGATGCTGTCTGGTATAGATTGTCACCAAGCAGCAGCAGCAGCGGAATGGCATACAATTGATACTGGTATCCGATTAGATTATTTCAGCTCATATCTTACAGGTGCATTTGGTTGCTGGGGGCATGTATCTGGTGGTGATTGGATTGGAAACACTTATTATGCTGAATTCATTGGACAATTCAGAAGACATTCTGGTGGATATGTAGACAGACAAACAGGAGAAATAGTAGCAACCAATAATACTACCTGGTACAACAACTTTGCGTTAGGAGCAACTGGACCTGATGCAGATGATACTGTTTTGCTAGAATTTTACAATTCTTCTACTACAGAGGATGCTGGACCGGATGCAATGAATATATTTTTTAGAATACAGAAATCATATAGCTATTAGGAGAATGATGATGATCAAGAGATTGGCAGTTTATGCAGTATTGATTGTGATTGGATTTACAGGGGCAAGGGCGTTAGCGGGGGCAG